CATAAGGATAATCTCCTTCTTCAATATCTCTTTTATGTGATTTAACAAGTTCTAATGGAAAAATGCTTTCACCTCTAAAAGCAAATGCTTCTTCCATATTTGTTGGTCGCTGAGAACATCTGATTTGATATGTTTCAGGATCTAAATCTTTTTTCCACTGCTTCTTTAACTCAATCAGTGCTTCTAATGCTTCTTCTACTTTTGAATTACCAAATTCATCAATGTAAGGTGGCATTGACCATTGTTCTGGAATAAACAACCCTGTGGTAAGAACTGTTCCTTTTGAATCAGCCCATTTGTTTTTAATTTCATAAAATCCATTTCCTTTGGCTTTGTACATATATTTGCGCAAAGGTTCACATTGTTTTAAATCTCCTACGGTTCCTGATCCAATAAAATATCCTGTAGTAATTTCACCAGCTTGTAATGCAGGAAGCATGAACTCATACGTTTTGTCCATAGATTTAGCAATTCCGGCTTCTTCATAAAAAAACAAAGTACAAAGTCCCCCTACACCGGCTGTATCTGATTGCTCAAATGACAAAGCCTGAAGAACTCCTTTTCTACCTCTTTCTGTTTTTCTACCATTTTCAACATACTCAATTTTCTGTTGCCACTCACCAACACCGCCTGGATTCATTGGTCTATACCATGCTGTATTTTGATTTAAAAAGTTTTTGTATTCATTGATCATTTTCCACGTACCATTTACACCGGTTACATACGCGCTTAATGAAGAACCAATTTTAAGTACTGGTCCATATTCAAACCAAAGAACATTTACAAGTTTAGCTCCATGATAAAATGAAGATCCAAACTGTCTTTTCTTTAAAATTATTCCGTGTAAATAAAACAATTCACCAATTGCTTCATAAAGTGACATGTGATATTGAGCATCATGAATATCTGGAAAATCTGTTTTTCTTTTTACTTTATCAATGATTGGTAAAAAGTTAATCCAAAAATAGTAATCTCGTGGTAAGTAATATTTTTTATCACCTTTCCAAAACAAAACACCTTTTCTAGATTTTAGTTTTTGATCATTCCAATAATCAATAAAATCTTTAGTACCATCTGCAGCATCACAGAAATAACCATTCTTTTTAAACTTTAAACCTTGTTTTTGAAATTCATATACTATTTCATCAAAGTCATACTGCCCAGGTTCTTTAAAATAATCTGCTTCTAAAGTTGTAGCCATATCAAGTCTACTTGGAAAACTATACGTTGTCCAAATACCGTCATGCCATAAAGGTATGTCTTCATGAAATTGGCCTAAGTCATCATTAATCATCGTAACTTAGTTTTTGTCCGCCTCTGGCTCTTGATGATTGTTCTTCTTCAAGATCTTTAGCAACTCCTTTAAATGATTTACGGATAGCATCAAAGTTTTTTGCTGCACTTACAATAGCTGTAATATTTCCATCTCTACCGTCAGTAATTGTTTGATTCTCCATGTAGAATGCTAATTTTTCTAACATGTTAGAAATACCATTGTATGCACGAATAGTTGGAGTTTCATACATGTCTTTGCATCTATCCAAAGCTATTCTAATAAGTCTATCTTCCGGATCAAAGTTAGGATTTAAGTCAGAAAGAATTTCATCTTGAACTTCATCTTGCGGCCTATTAAAATATGGATTCTCAGAACTTCTGCAACTCATATAAAATAAGTAAGCATAAATTTCTAAGTGATTATCCGGATACTCTTCCATTATCCTTCTTAAAAAAGGAATCGTGTGACAATGCTCCGTTGGAACTACTTTGCCATTTATTGCATCAAATAACTTAATGGCCATGGTTTAATATTTTTTCTCTGTGTTCTTGAACATACTTGAACATTGCAATTACCTCTTTCCTCATGTAAGGTAATTCATATGGGGTTACACTTTTTACTAGCGGATCACCCATAGCATCTGTAGCAACAACAGGATAACCATTCTTATCTAAATGATCAATTTCAAATTCAATGTGATCTAGTTGGATTTTACCTGGTTGTAAATTAAAGTTATGCTTTAACATAATGTACATGTAAGTACTTAACTGCAAAGCATACTCATTATAATTACACTCGTCTAAATGAGAAAGTGGGCCAAGTAATTTTTTACTTTTTCCTAGTCTATCTGTAAATCCTTGAAGTTTAATTTCTTTATTTGTTTTGTAATCATAGACATCAATCAAATCATCTACAACCTCAATTCTATCTGCTTGTCCACAAACACCTGCAGATTTTAAATACACCAAGTGTTCAGGATAAATACCTTCAACCAATTGTTGATCTGGTGCTAATTTAACCATTCCATCCATTAATGGATTTATGATTGTTAACTCTTTTCCTTTACGAGTAATAGTGTTACAAGCAAGAACATCTCTTTCTCTTTGATCATGATACCATGAACCTAAACTAACTGCTCTTTTATTTTCAGACTCCCACAAATCAATTATCTCTTGCGGTTTCATTTTGTTGTACTTAGGATTTTTACCTTTAGAACAAGCCTCTGCCATTTTAATTGTATCAAAGGGTTCTTTAAAGTAATGAATTAACCTAGTTACACTAATCCAATCAATAGGATCTCTCTCATCAATACTAATGTACCGATGATCATCAGCATAAAATTTTACACTCATAGTTTTGCCTTTTGGTTTAAAAATATGATCGCTGTATTTCTTACTTCTTCATCTTTACTTTTAAGTAAAAGTTTAAGTTTAAAAAAGTCTTGCGGTGAAATTACTTGACCTGCTAATAAATCTGCAGCAAGAGCAATAGTTTCTAAATATTCTTTTTCAGCTGCAGGAATTGATAAAGTTTTATATGCATCATAAGTGTTTACACTGCCATTTGTTAGTTGATTAAAAAATCCATTACCTGTAGAATTAACATGTAAGTGACCTGAATAAGCATCTGGAAGTGTAGCACTTATATTATTTGGATTCTTTGACATCTTCTAATTTTTTTTGTAATAAATAACTTTCTTCATGAGACAAAACAGCATCCCATTTACCTTCTGGACAATCAGAACCAAGCGCTCTTAGTTTTAATCCCATACTGCATCCACAAGATCCACAGCACGGTCCAGTTCCGGGAACTAAACATTTATCTCCTTTTTTGTCTACTAATGGACACTGTTCACAGATAGCCCATCTTTCTTTGGCAATTTCTTCAACATGTTCATTTTTGAAAATGTTATTCTTGATCCCCTCCAGGATTTGCCCTTTTGCTTTCCAAACTTTTATTACGCTTTTCATATAATGGTTTATAGTATTCATTACACATTTCTAATCCTTTAATTTTGCTATCTAGTAGTGTCTTAGAAAGATTGAACTTGATGACTTTTTTAAAATCTTCTTGAGAATTACTCTCCAATAATTTTTGCATTTTTTCAATATTCTTTTCAAGCTTTCTTCTGCTTAATCTAAGAGTACCTAAACCATGCAAAAAGATTGTAGCATTTTCCAAATTTTCAATCTTTCTAGTTACTATAGAATAGTAAAACTCAACAACATCCCTTACCATTTCTTCTGGTAAATTTAATTCTTGAGCTGTTTTTTTAATTAGCTCTTTGCCCTTGGTCGGTTTCAAGATGATATACTTTTAAATTCAGTAATATAGTTCCTTCTGTCAATAACTCTAAATTCTTATTCAATGAAATAAGTTTGTTTCCCAATCCACTTCTAGTTACTAAATTTTCTTTTACACACTTTGTAATAAAGTTTCTTGTAGTTTGAACATTGCCAAATATTTCTTCAGAAATAACTTCATTACAAAAATCTGACATATTCATTTCACCGTATAACCCCAATAAAGACAAACAATCTAATTGTGCCGGACTTAACCTAATCTTGTTTATGAAGCAATGCATGTTTATTTGAAACTTGATTACTTCAATCAAAGATAGCGGCACTTGCTTGTTAACAACTAACGCTTTTGCCATGATTACTCTTTTTTTGTTTCAGCTTCTTTTTCTTCTTCTTCAGCTGCATCTTGCATAGCTTGATTAATTTGCATCATTCTCATTGAATAATCAAATGCTTCAAACTGTGCTTTTTTAATGCGCGCTTTGTACTCTTCAACAGTACATTGAGCAGCAAGAACTTTTTCTTGGCTCTTGTAATATGCAATTGTTTTTTGTTGCATAGCTTGTATCTCTTCTTGAGTATACTCGCGTTCTTCTTGGTTGGTTTTTTCTGACATAATATTTAATGTTTATTGTGTCAAATATAATAATAAATGTTTAACTAATTAATGTTTAATAAAAAAAGCCACCCTAATGGATGGCTTAGGCCTATGATTATCTCATCATAGGGGGGAGCTATTTTCTTTTTAGGTTGTTCCCTTTGCCATTTCTAGCGCGGTTTGTAGAAGCTTTTTCACTTACTAATTTACCTGATTTAGTATGTGATTTATCTTTGCCATCTTTATTACCATAAGTTCCAGATTTTCTATTAGCTTGATTTAACTGTTCTCTATATTTAATGCGCGAAGGGCTTGAATGATACTCTTTGTTGTATTCATTCTTTTTTTTACGCGCTTCAGGGTTAGCCGCAAAATATTTTGCTGACTTGCTAGTCCCTGTAGATTTTCCAGCTAATGAATTTCTAGCCATTACTTATTCTTTATTGTAAAGTTAAAGATTGTAAACATATAAAACTTTTTAGAAAAATCCAATTCTATCCAAAGCAAATCAACAAATGATAATCTTACTTTAATTATGAACTTGTCTAATTGCTTGTTAGTTACTTTCCAGTTGTTTCTTAATTTCATTTTTATTGTTTTAATAGTTATTAAATAGGAAATTTAATGCTGTCAATTGATTTCACAGTGACATCTTCTTCTTTAGAAGATATTCTGCGTGTATCAAAAATTAATATTCTTCCACCTGTTGGTTTTATAGGTGCACCTCTTTCAACATGCCATCCTTGGGATCCCGAACCATACTCTTCTTTGTAAGTACCAGTTAACATCAAATGCAAATGTTTCTGTAAAAGAACATAACCTTTATGTACTTTATGTACTATTGTATCTCTGACATCATTTCTAGAAGAATTTTCATGAATATGTCCCATTACAAATACATCAAAGTCTTCATACATTTCTAAAGCCCTAGTAAGATTTAATGCACCTTTGGTTACAACACCGCCACCGCCTGAACCGTGAAAATATTTAATCTTATGAGTCATTAAAAGTTTTGGTCTTACTTCTTGTCTAATGATTAACCATCCACCATATCCTCCGGTCATAACATTACTTCCAGCTTTATAGTTAAGAAGATCAACAAATCTTTGAAGAATGTCAGTTTCTTGGTACTTAATAATTGCAGTTTCATGATTACCATATCCAACTACCGTCAAAATGTGAGCATACGGTAAAAACCACTCTACGGCAGTTTCTACAATACTGTCTAAATACTTTGCGTTGTTGTGTTCTGGTCGGATGTCAGACTTGTTGCCTCTGCGATCTCCTTTACCTTGCATTAAACAGAAAAAATCCCCATTAACCATTACGGGGATTTTTTTAT